TAGATATGCTGATGGTTTAAAGAAAAGATACATAAATAATAAAAATCAGGAACTTCAAAGTCAGTATATGAACGCAATGATTATAGGTAGTATGCTGGCTGGTAAACTTGAGGAGTGTCCTCAGTTGAATGAAGATGGATCATTACACAAGGAAGACAACATTGATAGGATAAAGAAATTCTTTGCAGGAAGGAGTACTAACAATGGCTAATAAAGTTGATGCTAATATAAGTGTAAATGCTACAATGAATATAAATAGTGTAGATAAAGGTACACAGGACATTATAAAAGACTTTAGAGAAATTGAAAAAACAGTAAATGAGTTATATGCTTCAATTAATAATGGGGCAGAGCTTAGTGCTGAAAACAAAAAATTTTTAGAGGACTATTTCACATTACCTAATATAGATAATAATGTTGAAGAAGCAAGTCAGAAAACCACTGACTATACAAAAATAGTTGAAAAACTTAGTAGTAAACTAGGTTTAACAAATAAAGAAGCAGAGTCATTTGCAAAAGCACTTGGATTTTCTGCTAGTGAGGCTGCAATTGCTGGAGCTTCTATTGCTGGAATTATAGCAGTAGTGAAAGTTATAACAGACAGAATGAAAGAGGCTGAGCAAGCATTTATAAACTTTGGTGAAGGAGCATTAAATGCAGGTGTAGCTGGTGTTGATTTCTTTATAGATGGTATACATGATCTTATAAGTGCACTTGATGATGCAATGGATACAATGAAGGACTTTGCAGATGCAGGTGCAGAAGTACAAAGAACATACTTTAATACATTCTCAATATTAGGGTCAGATGCAGGTGGAAATATAATATCATTTACTGAAAACCTTGAAAAGCTTTATGGTTTGGATGGAACACAAGTATTAAGTGATATGCAAAGCATTATAACAGCTTCTGCTGATCTTGGTGTTTCAACTGGTGATATGGAAAAAGCTACAAAGAATATGACTTTGATGGCTAATGACCTAAGTGCAATGACAGGTGATTTCAAAAAGGCAAGTGATGATATTGGTAGTGCAGTTAGTATGGGCAGGATATCAAAAACATCATCACTATACCTGTTAATGTCAAAGCAAGAAAAAGAAGCACTTGCCTCATTAGGTACAGAAGTAGAAAGATATAATTATTTAATGTCAATTTCAGAAAGGATTAAAGGACGATATATAGATTTTTTAGGTACTGAGGCTGGACAGCTTATGGTGCTTAATAATACATATGGAGCATTACAGAGTAATATACAGATGCTTGCATTAGGTTTATATGCAAAGATTGCTCCTATATTAACTAAACTAATTGACCTTGCTAATATTGCATTAACTTATATTATGAAGGTGTTTAATCTTGATATTAAAGGAAATGCAAATAAAGGTGGAACATCAATAGCTGATGGTATTAACAAGGGTGTTAGTGATATAGGCAAAAATGCAAAGAAGTCTGGAAAAGAAGTAGACAAGTTAAAGAAACAAGTAGCTTCATTTGATGATGTTATACAAATTAATGATACTAAGTCAAGTGATGGTGACATAGCAGATGAGATAGGAAAGCTAAGTGATGTTGACTTATCAGGCTTATATGATTTAGATGATGCACTTGAAAATACAAAGGATGAATTTGAGGAGTTTAAGAAACTTCTTGATATGGGTATGTATGACAGTGCTGGTTTCTGGTTAGCAGATTGGTTAGCAGATAAATTAGAAGCAATACCTTGGGATAAAATACAAGAAGGTGCAAAGAAAGCTGCTGATGGCTTAGCAAGGTTCTTAAATGGCTTCAATAGTAATAAAAGAGTATGGCAGGATATAGGAACAACATTAGCACAAGGATTAAACACTGCAGTAGACTTCCTATTAACATTTGCAAAGAGCTTTGACTTTAAAGAATTAGGTGATAGCTTAGGAGTAGCTTGGAAATCATTCTGGGAGGGACTTGATGGTCAGGACTTTGCAGATATGTTATATGAATGGTTTATGGGTGTATTTGAACTCTTAGGTGGGTTCTTTGATACAAATCCATTAACTACAATGTCAGAAAAAATAGTTGAGATCATTCATGGATTCTTTGATAACTTTACAGAAGAAGATAAGGATCAGATGGCTCATACTGTGCAGAGTATACTTACAGATGTATTTAATGCTGCATTAACTCTGTTCAGTGGACTGGCAGAAGATACACCTAAAATAATTGAGTTCCTTAAAAACTTGATAGATGCTGCTAAAGATTGGTTTGAAAATCAAGGTGGAAAAGAAGCTGTCAAGGGTATAGGTGATGCTATACTTAAAATATTGAATGAGGTCAAAGAATCTGGACTTATAAGTGATGTTGGAAAACTTATAAGAGAATTTATTGATGCAATACCATTAGGTGAAATACTTGGAACAGCTACAAAGATTGGACTTCAGATATGGGTAGAAAAACTGCTTATTGATTTGAAGTTAGGCTGGGAGAAAGTAAAAGCATTCTTTATTGCATTGTTTGATGGAACTCCAGAAAACTTAAAGAACCTACTTGCTTCTATTGGTGGTGAGGTTATTATAGCTTCAGTGAACTTAATAGAATCATTATTATTTGGTGCTTTTACTCCATTATTTAATAAATTTAAGCAGTTTGTGATAACAAATTGGGATGGTATAAAAGCAGAGGTAAGTAAAATATTGACATCAATAATTGAGTCAGTAAAAAATACTTTCAACAATATAATAAATGCAGTATCACAGTGGATTTCAAACATCAAGCAGTCAATTACAAATGCATTTAATAATTTTAATCCATTCAGTGGAATGTCATTTAATCTTCCTAGTTTATCAGGATCAATTGGTAATTGGTTCTCAGGACGTCATGCAAAAGGTGGTATAACAAATGGTGCTTCAATAGGTATGATAGGTGAAGCAGGTAGGGAGGCTATACTACCATTAGAGAACAACACAGGATGGATGGATGCACTTGCAGAAAAGATTAATGGCAAACAAGGTGATGGAAGTCCAGTAGTAATTGATATAAGCAAAGCTACAAAGCCAGTATACACAAGAGCAGAATACTTATCATTGGCAGAGATATTTGCTGAATCAATGAAGGCACGTGGTGTTGCAGTAACTTATAATTATTAAGAGATGCAGAGGAGAGTTTAGATAATAAGCTCTCCTCAAAATCATTTATATACATATGATTATTAGCATATTTTGATAATTAAAGTCTATTATGTGTAATTATTTATTATGAGATTTATAGATGACTAACAATAAAAAATATAAAGAATTACATATTCATAGGTGTAATTACATAGGTTAAAAAATCAAGTAAGCATTAGGTCAAAAACTTGGGTAGACATATATATTAAAAATTTTTAATTTTTCTGTAATTATATAAAACCTTGATAAGGAGGATAAGCATTATGGGATATTATAATAAATTACTTGGCGGCGCTATAAGAATGGATAGATATATAAAGATAGATGGTGTAGCAATGCCAGAGATAAGTGAACCAGTGAAGTTCAGTAGTAATAACGTATCTGATGGTGGAAGACTAGCAGATAATATTGACTTTGAGGGTAGTTTAAAGGGAGTAAAGAAAACTATTGAACTACATTATAGAGTTTTGGATAAAGAGCATTTTGATATTATATACAACGCTACACAGGGTAGATATAACAATGGTGGGGACTTCTTTATGAACTTAACAGTTCCTACCTATACACCTGAGGGTGTTAAGACATTCAGAGTATATTTTATGAGTACATTTGATGCTAATTGTACAGACACAACAGAAAAACATGGTAGAGACAATAGTTATTGGCAAGGCGGAGCTAATTATGATGAACTACACGAGAATGTGGTGTTTAAGTTCGTTGAAAAATAATTGGAGGCTAATATGCAGAACATAGTATATAAGGTTGAGACAACTATAAAGATTGTGTTTCCTAAATTACATGAGGAATATACACTACCTACACAAACAAGTGAGTTTGATGACTCTTTAATAAATTATTGTACTAGCATTCATTTAAAAGAAGCACTCTATACAAGAAATAGTAAAGACATAGTAGGTAATATTGTAGGTAATACATTAAGTGTTTCATTGGTATCTAAAGATGGACTGTTACTACCATTAAATGAGCGGAGTAGATTCTATGGTCATATGAATGATACTGCCTATATAGATATTACTTGTGCAGTGGATGATGATAATCCAGTGCATACTATTAATATGGGTAGATATTATGTAGATACTTGGGAGGGTGGAGCTTCTGCAGGTACAAGTAATGAAGTAAGCATTAGTGCTGTTGATTTAATGTCACGTGTTAAAAATATTAGTCTTAGAAGGATGCATATAGATAATAATATTAACATTGATCAGTTTATAGATAATTTGAGAGGATTATTAAACTCAAATCTTCCTAGTTATATGCAGATAGGAAAAGAGTCAACTTCATATGGAATATTTAAAGACTACCCTTATCCTTGGCAGATGTATTTTAATAGTATTGATTTGGACAATATAGAAGTTATATTTAACAGAATAGCAAATAATACTATCAGTTATTTGTGGATCAATAGACGTAATGCATTACATGCTGATCCTTTATTGAATAAGCAAGGCAATATAAATGTATTATGGGAGCTTAATGGTACTAAGAATCTACTTAACTATGGAACACAGACTGGTGATATAGGCAAGTATTCAGGCGTTAGAGTGAATTATACTCAGTCAGTATCCCATAGTAATAAAGAATTGTTAAAGATGTCAGATGTTCAGTTATATAAGAATGATGACTTTGCTGACTTTGATCCACCTCAGAATAAATATTTAAACTTATTTGAGGATATAAAACTAAATGATAGTAATGTATTTGATATACATACTATTGAAGTTGAGTGTGAGGATGGAACAGCTTATACTCGTGAGATTTATTGGTATAAGGACTCAGTTAGTTTTTATATTATCAGTGATACAGCTACAAAGGCTACTATTACTGTTTATGGTGATGTCATTGAAGAAAATATAAACACAATAGAAAAATACAAAGATGACAATGACAAGAATTATATTGTTGAGATTGATAATAAATTACTTAGAAGTGAATTAATACCTACTTATGTAGATGGTCTTATCAACATAATGAGTATGAAGAACAGTCAGATATATGCTGAAGGTTTCATAAATCCTAGAATGGAGCTTGGTGATTATGTTGAAGTCATTGGTAGCAGTATGAATCTGCAGGGGATATACAAAGTTATAAGTATTGATATGACTTTAGGAACTAACTACAGGTCTAAGGTAGGTTTAATTAAGATAATTGAAACAGAAAGAAGCTATGAGGATATCTTAGCAGTACACAATGACTTATTACTTGAAGCAATGTCTGGTATTAGTGTTCAACCTAGTGATTATCCTGATATAACATCTGAAGAAAACCAGATATGTCTTAATAATTATTATTTGTATACAGCAATTACAAATCTTCAACACATAATAGATAGATATACACCTAATAGTTGATAGGAGGATAATTATGTCTAAGGCATTTGACGGAGAAATAAACAAAGAGAATATGAAGTTTGATAGTACTGCATATTTTCAAAGAGATGATAACGCTTGGGTATTTTTAGGTGGTGCTTACTATAATAATACAAGTGGTAGTGAAGCAATAGTGATGCCTATTAATTCCTCTGCTCATATAAGTAGGGACTTTGATGATAAGGTTGTAAGCTATATAAAATTGAAGCTTAATCTTAGAGATCCTGGTCAGCAGGCAGATACTAATGGAAGACATAATGTGTATGGTGTATGCAAGATGACATTAGAGGAAATACCTAATGATGATCATTTGGAAGAAAATGAAACACCTAACACAAATCCAGTAATAGTACATAAGACATTTGTATATTATCCTAAGTTTGTATATGAAGATGGTTATGTTGATGACTATACAATAGTGCAAGTTGGAGATAATTATAAGCTTAAGAATGTTAAGTTGAGTCTGTTTAATTATGATAGAGAGAACCAGACAATAAGATTTAAAAAAACTGGATTATATTTATGTTTCACTATTGATGAGGAGACAGTCAAGGAAACAGTTGTAGATACAGTATTAAACGATACTGATATCAATGAACACATAGATGATAAGATTCAGCAATATATAACATCTCCATCTGGTACTACTGATGTACAGAAGATTATTTATGAAAGCGGTGTTATATTTCCTATATATGAAACTATGTCAGGAATACCTAGTGATGCTCCAGATGGCTTTGCTTGTATAGTACTTAATGCATAAGGTGGTGTTTTTATGACAGATCAAGAATTTGAAGATAAATATTTACCATCAACCATAACTTATGCAGATTGCTATGAAGTATCATTTCAAGTAAATGACAACTATTACAATACAATAACAACAAGACATACAGAAGGTTTAAATACTGGTGGCGGTTTTAACTTTTGGTATCCTCAAATAGTACTAATAAAATCAGCACCAAGTTATTATGATGACATTAATAATATTATAGCTTCAAGAGTTGTAGTACCATGTGTATGTACAGATGTAGAAGCTCGTGAGTATACAGGTGATTATACAATAGAATATATGTATGTAACAGCCTTGGATGCTTATAGATGGGCATTTATAATTGATGTTTCATTAGGGCCAATAAATATGGCTCAAGCAATAACAAGAGGTGTTAGAGATATACGCTGGCCAGAATTTATTGCAAGTACACAAACATTTTTCTATGAACCGGGTATACGTCAGCCAGATATAGAGATAAAAGGAACAAGAAATATACCTGACAATATGTTTGCTGAACTTGCATTAAGTGAAGTAATACTACCTAGGACTGAATTAGAATATATAGGTGAAAATGCATTCAGGGGATATAATAGTCAAATATCAAATCATGGTGTAGCAATTACTATAGGACCTAATGTTACATACATTGGAGCTAATGCATTCAGAAACTGGAATTATCTCACTGATATACAAATAGAGAACTCAGAATATGAGTTTGATTACAATAATATATTTTGGGTAGCTAAGGGATCTGGACATAATCAAGATGAAGATGGCTATCAGATAACATATCTAATAACAACTAATAATTTTGTAATGTCATATAACTGGAAAGAAAACTTTAATCGTGTACTTAGAAGTTCATCTGGTGCACTTATAATAAAGGTAAGAGGATCATTTAGAAGATTTAAGTTATATGATGAGGGTAATATACCAGTTAAGTTAGGTGAAAGTAACACTAAGTATTTAAAGATAGTCAATCAACATCATGCTGATGCAGATATTGCACTAGTTAAAGTCAATGGAGCATACTATGCTATCTCAAAATAATAAATAACTACATAATGTAATAACCAGATAAACTACACCTCTTTGAATAGAAGAAAATTTCTTTTCAAGGAGGTGTTTGTATGAGAGCTTCTAAAGTAATTAAGATAGCAGAGATGGAAGAAGGCTACCTAGAGAAAAAATCTAATAAGAACCTTGATGATAAGATTGCTAATGCAGGTAGCAATAACTTTACTAAGTATAGTAGAGACTTAGTAAAGTGGGTAGGTAAACCATATGATAACGGAGTATATTGGTGTGATATCTTCGTTGATTGGTGTATGGTCAAGGCATGTATTGATGAATATGGTGCTACTGATGGAATTAAAATAGCAAAGAACTTACTAGGTGGCTGGAGTGCTTATACTCCTACTTCTGCACAGATGTACAAAAACAATAAGAGATGGTACACAACTCCTAAGGCTGGAGATCAGATATTCTTTAAGAACAGTGTGAGAATACATCATACAGGTTTAGTTTACAAGGTGGATAAGAATAATGTGTACACTATTGAGGGTAATACATCATCAGCTAATAGAGTAATAGCAAATGGTGGTGGTGTAAGAAAAAAATGTTATGCATTAAATAATAAGTCAATAGCAGGATATGGACGTCCTAATTATGAGAGTGAGACTATTGAGGTTGTTAAAGAGTCTAATGTGATTAAAAAGGTCACTGCAAGTATAAGTGCTAAGTCATATGATAAAAATTATTCAGGCACATATAAAGTAACTACCAGCTTAAATATGAGAAATGATGCTGGTAAGGATAATAAGTCATTAGTTGTTATGAAAAAAGGAACATCTGTTAAGTGTTATGGATACTATACAGAATATGAAAAAACACCTTGGCTATATGTTGTAGCAGTTATAGATGGTGTAGAGTACACAGGATATGCAAGTAGTAAATACTTAAAAAAATAAGGAGGTACAGAATATGAATGAGAGTAGACTTGGAACAGAGAAGCAGAGAGGCAAGGGAGTATCATTTAGTCGTATTAGGAGAATAACAGGATACTTAGTAGGTGATATGACTACATGGAACTCTGCAAAGAGAGCAGAGGAGCATGATAGAGTTAAGCATATCTGACATTATAGTTTAACATAGGTCTTTTAAGTAGCTGGGTGGACACATTCAGCTACTTTTATTATGCCTATACATACATGGAATGACTAGTTAGTAAAAGTACATAGACCTGCAAAACGACTTATAAAGTATATATAATTGTTACACCCCCACAGTGAGAGTAAAAATGAAATCTATATAAATAAAACCCAGCCTAAACTCTAACGAAAACAAATAAAGCTTTTTATAGATTACGCGCCATCATTGGACAGATGGTGCGAATACATTATCACATCATTGAGGATAATCAACAAATCTTTAGACTCATTAACACATCATTAACCTTTTTCAGTGAAAACTCAGACACATTACCTAAAAACATCAATGACTATGTAAGACCCGTATAGATATAGATGAGTATCTTAATATTGAAGGAGGTACTCATTATGAATATGAGCCAACAAAACAAACAATTACTCGATGACATACCTTTTGAGGTGGATAAGCAGGATGAATGGAACGCATTTTTTAATAGTCTTCCTTCAGAACCTGAATCAACTCCTGAAAAACCTAAGATACACATAGATGTTAAGGATAAGTACTTGATGACAATAGAGGAGGCAAGTGAGTACTTCAACATAGGTCAGAGCAAGTTGAGGAACATGATCAAGTTGGATCCTTATAATAACTATACAATAAAGAATGGTAATAGGACATTGATAAAGAGATTTGTGTTTGAGGATTATTTAGATAGTTGCAGTTCAATATGATTTACCTGCTGATAGGGTTTACTCTTTACTCTATCAGCGTTATCATATCTTACCCATAATATAATAAGGAGGATACATCAATGACTAAACAAACAATAAGAAAAGATAACAGAGGCAGAGTCCTCAGAACTGGTGAACAGCAAAGGAAAGATGGGAGTTATATGTTCACATATGTCAATAGCATAACAAACAAGAAGTGCTATGTGTATAGTTGGAGGCTAGAAAAAACAGATAGACTACCTGATGGTAAGAAATTAAAGCCAGCATTGAGGGAATTGGAGGCAGAGATAGTAAGAAAGACAGTGTTAGGTTTATCCTCTGGTATTAGCAATATGAGTGTAGAACAGCTCGTATCTAAATATTTAGAGACAAAGAAGGGTCAGAGAGACAGTACTTTAAAAGGATATAAAACAGTAACTAACTTCCTTGAGACACAGTCACAGTTCTATCAGAGGCAGATAGATAAGATCAAGAGATCAGATGCAATAGCATTTCTAACTTACTTGCAGAATGACTTGCACAAGTCTTATAGTACTATACACAATATTAGGGGAGTATTAAGACCAGCTTTTCAGATGGCAGTAGACGATGATATATTACTTAAGAATCCTTTTGAGTTTGAACTAAAGAACCATTTGAATGTAGGATACAAGAAAAAGATTGCTTTGACAACTACTCAGAAGAAGTTCTACCTTAATTATATTAAGAATGATGCTCATTATAGTAAATATTACCCATTCTTCTATATACTGTTTGAAACAGGCTTAAGAGTCAGTGAGTTTTGTGGTTTAACTTTGGATGATATAGACTTTGACAAGAAACTAATCCATGTAAGACATCAGTTAAGACATGATAAAGATGACTTCAAGGCTACAGTATTAAAAACTGAGACAGGCTTAAGGGATTTGAGATTGACACCAGAGTTAGAGGAACAGTTCAGGATATTAATAGATCAGAGACCTGTAATGAAAAAAGAGGTGCAAGTAGTAGAATACAATAATAGAAACAAGCATACAGGTGATAAGGTGTCAGGGTTTATTACATTTAATAAAGATGGCAATCCTAATGTGGCTCATAACATTGAGAGTTTCTTTAGGTGGGCTTGGAATAAATATGATAGATTGTTTAAATATGAAATGCCTCAAGTTACTCCTCATATATGTAGACATACCTTTGCTACTGACTTGTACATCAGAGGTATAAGTGTAAAGACAGCACAGTATTTACTTGGTCATGGGGATGTAAGAACTACTTTGAAGATCTATACAGATACTAATGCTGAGGCTGCTTACAAGGATTTTGATGAACATCCAGAGGAGTTTACTAACTTTGATGAAATATGGGGTAAAATTGATAGCGAGGATGACTACTCATAGTATAGGTAGTTATCCCCCTTAAAGGTAAAACTTTTTACCTTTACCTATATTTTTACTCCTTTTCAGCAACAATTTATAACAATTTATGATAAAATAATACAGAGTTAGGTATTAAGTGGAGTTTGCCAGAAGTATGATAAACACTGGGAAAACAAGGAGAATAGCAAGGTTTTATGGGAAAGATCAGAATACTATTTATCTGCCACGGCAACCTCGTTGAGTAGATGCATTGAATGTAGTATTTATAAGGTTTGAGGGCTATTTTGTTTTACTTTTACCCATGTTTTACATATTTGAATATGCAGATTAGGAAAATTATTTTACCTATTGGAGTTTGAAATAAGAGCCTGTGAGTGTACTCATAGGCTTTTTTATTTGTATATATAAGCAGAATGGGTGTTCAGATATACAGAATGGAAGTGTGGGTCAGATGCAGATTGGAAATCATTGATGCAGATAATAAAAAATTTAGATACCTAATTTGGGTATTTTTAGGGTGGTGTTTGATCAGTATGGTTGTCTCCGATACAGAATGAAAATTATTAAAGAGTACATAACAAGTTATTATAGAGAACTTAATAGAAAATAACAAAATACAGATTAGGAATTTCCACATACAGAATGGAATGAGACTAAAGGAGCATACTGTTTAAGATAATACAGATTGTATTTATATGGTCAAACTAGTTAGAAAACAATAAGCAGATTAGGATTTTTACAGAAACAGTATGAAAAATTCTAATAGGCAGAATGAAGCTACAATAAACTAGTTAGAAAACAGTTTCAGAGCAATATGAAAAATCAGTATACAGAATGGCAGAGTATATGCAGGACATATTGAAAAGTGTTTGGACTATATAAAGTGCATAATAATGATATAGGGATATAAATTATATATATAAAAATAGTATGTAAAATATGTATAAAAACAGGGTCTATTTTTATATATGAGCAATGTGTAAAAATTGCTTGGTCATAATTTACAGAAATGGAGGATACAAAGATGAACACAGAAATGGAAGAATTAAAGGCATTAATTGATATTTGTAATGACAAAGACATTATCATTGAAATCAATAATATGGGTATTATACTTATCAAGTTTTCAAATGATAACAGAGTGTTTAAGAGGATGTACAGTAAAGAACTAATATGTAAGGCACAAATAGAACTAACTGATATAATAGAACACTTCATTAATGAGGCTAACTACAGATTTAAGGAGGATAAGTAAATGAGAGTAGGATACATTAGAGTAAGCACTATTGAACAGAATGAAGGCAGACAGTTAGAAACACTTAAGCAGTATAATGTTGAGAGACTATTTATGGATAAAGTATCAGGAAAAGATACTAATAGACCACAGTTTCAAACAATGATGGACTTTCTAAGAGAAGGTGATGAACTCTATATAAGTGAGTTTAGCAGATTGAGTAGGAGTACTAAGGACTTATTAGAAACAATAGAAACACTTCATAATAAAGGAGTCACTGTTATTTCTAATAAAGAGCAATTTGATACAAGTAGTGCTACTGGCAAGTTGTTATTAACATTGATGGCTGCAATAAATCAGTTTGAGAGGGAAATAAATCATGAGAGAACAATGGAGGGTATTGAATTAGCAAAGAAGGCTGGCAAATATAAAGGTAGACAGGCAAAGAAATATGATAATGATCTACTTAAAAATGTATTAGAAGGACTAGCAAATAAGACTATGACAGTGACAGAGGCAAGTAAGAGACTAGGTGTAACAAGAGCTACAGTTTATAATTTACTTAAAAGGGTGGGTGATAACAATGTTGAATATAGTGAGACAGGAAGAAACTCCAATGATGACAATGCAGTTACCATTTAATGTTGGTAATGAGATATGTGTGGAAATGTTGAATGGCACAGAATTAAGAGGCAGACTGTTAGAGGATAATGAATACTACATTATGATTGATGAGAGGTCTGTATTTGGTGAAACAGTGCAAGTGTTTAAGAATGAAATAAAATGGTTGTATAGGTGTATACCAGTAACTTATTGATTTTACCTTTATACAGCGTTAGAATACCTCCACTAAATTAGTGGAGGTGTTTTTATGTATGAATTAGGCATAGTATTAACTACTATTATAGTAATTTTGGTACTGGTGTTCTTAGTGGTAGGTATCATAGCTGGATTGGAGGTGATATTACTAATAATTAAGTTTAGGAATCTGGATAAATAATGGTAGCATAAACACTACACAATGCCAGCAATAGGTGCTATAATGTGGAATAGTATGTATTGTTGGAGGTGTAGTGTATGAAAAGTGTAGACTTTATACCAGATGACCTTTTACAAAGATATGAATTTCATGACTTTGGACATGCTCTTGATATACTCACATCAGAGTATGCTGAACAATGGGAAGAAATAGTAGACTGTCTTAGAAGAATAGAAATAAATAGAATAGACATTGTATCTGGTGGTGGATCAAAGTCAAGAGTAGTTAAGAAATTTGATGAAATAATGTTTGACTATGACTGGAAGGAAACAAAAATAATAGCTGACTTGGTTGTTTCATTGTATGACAGAAACATAAATGAGTTTAGATTTAATAGAGAACCTACAGAGCAAAAAGTAATTAAAGAATTCCTTGAAGGTCATAATATAGACTATGTGAAAAGCAGAGTAGCTTTTGACTTGGAGTGGAACTCTAAGGATCAAACATTTGACAGAGACTTAAGTGCAATGAGAATGTACTATGAGTGCAATGTAATTGATGTTGGTATCATTGTAACAAGAGCTGCTGACTTAAATGATAAATTTAGGGAGTTTGGAATACTTGCTAAGTATGGAGCCTCAACAACTTGGATGGGTAAGTTACTACCAAGATTAAAGAGTAGAAGACAAGGAGGTTGCCCTATACTTGCAATAGGAATAACAAAGGAGAATGTTGTAGATGGCGGAGATAATTGAAGTAAAGAATGAGATACAGTTAAGTGAGACAGCACAGAATTTGATTAACTTCTGTGGGAAAAAGAAATACAAGACTATATATGCTGATCCACCTTGGCAGTTTAGTAATAAGACAGGTAAGGTGGCACCAGAGAATAAGAAGAACACAAGATATTCAACAATGACTTTGCAGGATATCAAAGATTTACCTGTAAAGGATATCACAGCAGATGAAGCTCATCTTTATATGTGGGTACCCAATGCATTATTGATTGATGGTCTTGCTGTGTTAGAGGCTTGGGGATTTACTTATAAGACTAATCTGGTGTGGGAGAAAACAAGAAAAGATGGATATCCAGACGGAAGAGGAGTTGGGTTCTACTTTAGGAACGTAACTGAACTTATTCTGTTTGGAGTAAAGACTAAGAAAAAGAGTGATACATACAGAACACTACAGCCGGGTAGGTCTCAGGTGAATTTGATTAGAGCAATGAAAAGAGAGCATAGTCGTAAGCCTGATGAGTTCATACCATTAATTGAAGCTTGTAGTGAAGGACCCTTTATAGAGTTATTTGCAAGGGGAGATAGAGAAGGCTGGGATATGTGGGGAAACCAAGCAGATGATACTTATGAGCCAGATTGGAAAACTTATAGTTATAATTCTGCTACATCTAAGAATGAATAAATAAAATACGTATAGGGTCATGTGTAACGAGGACGTCCATTTAGGTGGACGTCCTTTTCGTTTTTGGCAATGCTTTACAACCTTATAGTTTGTTCATATAATAATAGTGTAAATGTATTATTATATCATCAATTCAACATTTTGTATAGTAGGAAACCAAAAATAATACATCAGAAACCCAGAAATTATGTACCTTGACAAGTGAATAACGAGAAAAATTATGTTGAATTACTCTACGATCATAGTCTGATACCTCAAAAACGACTCTATATTTATTTATGAGTAAATTAAATAAATTTAAGGAAACAAAATTATATATGAGACACAAGGAGGTGATGAATACAAGTCAAGGGATTTGGTACAACATCAGTCAAGGATTAAAACATTAGGCATTTCTACTGAGAGCAGAATAAAAATAAAAAATGTCCTAGAAAAGTACATATAAGTGAAATAAAGAAAAAATTAAATAATTAAATGGATGTAACTGGTAAACAAAACAGCACAACTAACGGAGGTAATAACAATGATTAGTATTAAAGAACTCAACAGTAGCATGATAACTGATGTTAAGTCACTTAGCAGAGAGGAGTTTAAGAAACTTCATCAGAACGCTAAGCCGGGCACAGTAGATAACTTTGTAGCCAACATTATAGATAAAATTGAATATAAGGAAAGTGGTTATAAAATCTATGATGTGAATGGGCATACACTTGAGATTAGATATGATGGCTCATACTCAAAAGATGATAAGAAGTTTAAGTATCAGCTTACAGAAAGTTATAGTAAGAAAGACGGGTCATTATTATCAGTAAGACCAAGAATAGTGAGTAGATACTTTAATAGTAGTAGAACACTTGAAAGCTGGATTGGTTTATGCTGTGCGTACTTAGCAGATGACTTACCAGAAACATTTGATTGTGCATTAGAGATCAATGTTATGGATGGTTGTGGCAATATGGTTACAGCTCAGCACTTAGGAATTGATTATGACTTACACGAGTACAATTTAGAGTGGTGTCTAAAATCAGAGAATATAGGTATGGGCAGAATAATTAAAAAGATAGCTAAGGTTACAGGTGGTGTTTACAGGTTCTCAGCTATGGATAGCAAAATCAAAGAGCTATATCAACTTAAGAAGTATAAAGAGCTTAAAGCTTATTTAGATAAGAACTATACTAAGTTGACAAACTACTGTGTTGGGTAGTTTATCATATGCATCCATTTTTAATGGGACACCTCATATGAGGTGTCCCGCTCTTGGAGAATAAGGAGGAACACATTATGATAGCAGGAATCAGTTTTATAAAATTAGTAGCTTGGATATTATTAGTAATAGTCACAGGTAAAGTAGTATCTGCTGGAAAAGATAGTCATAAACATTATGACAGTTATAGTGACGGTGTAGAAGATGCATATTTAAGTGGTAGGTTGAAACCTCGGAGATAATGAGGCTGTTACCTCTTGACTGACTTGATGTATATACATTGAGTTGGTCAAGAGGTTGGTCTTTTAGGAATATAAAATATGTTCAAGGACTTAAAAGAGTAGTTTTGAGAATATAAAATGTGTGATGACCTAGGTCATAAATAAGTTTAACTATAGTTATTGTGAATAGGTGGTCAGGAGGTAATACATTATGGATGTTCAAGAGATACAAAAACTTAATAACAAGTTAGAAATGTTGCTAAACATTCAAAAAGAACTTGCAAAAGAATTAAAGAGGCATAATAGTGATGGACTTGATTTAAAGGTTGAATTAGATAAAGTAACTAAGAAGGTAGACAATATAACGGCTAGGTTGGATAAATTAATGAACAGTAGAGGTATTGAGGTTAAAGATGGAATAATAAAGAGAAACATTAGAGATTTTACAGACCAAGAAATATTTGATATGAGGCAGAAGACTTCATTAAGAAGGACTGCAGATTATTTAAACTGTTCAGTTAGTAGTATACAAAGAATATGTAGAAGATACAAAGCAAGTTTAAATAAAGCAGATGATACTGATGATGAGATCATTGATTATTAGGATATCAACTATGAATGAATATAATTATATAACTGAAGATGGAGCAATTCAATTTAATATTAATCCTTGTGATGGTGTGGATTACATATATTTTTATACTTATAAAATAGTAATAGGAACATCAAGTAGAAAAATAATAGAATATTGTAAAAATAATATTGGCATAATAAAAAAATATAAAAATTATGAATATATCATAAGTAACATAGACTATAAAATATTATTTAGTGGAGATCATACAGAGTTTGATTTTAAAACATTTACAGACATAACAATAAAATTTTGGGAGGTTAGCTTATGAATTCAGACTTTGAAAAGAAGTTAGAGAACTATCTGGTTAATTCATTCAACTTAGTTAATAACAAGTTAAATGTGATTAACAACAATATATTAAAAAAGCAGACTGTTGTAAGTAATAATAAATATAAGAGTCAGATTTCACTGACACCAAGACAGATTTATATGTGCATAAAATCTGGATGGACTCTTCAAGAATTAAGTGAGTTAAGCGGATATGGAGAAGAAGATATACGCAAGAAATATAATAACTACGTTGACAATAACGTTTAGGGGGTGTCTATATGATCAGTATTTTATATAATGGCTCAGAAATGTCAGATGACACCTGTGTATTAGTTGATAAGAACACTGGTGAGTTGTCAATATTTTCCAGTGATGAACGAATAGATACAGAGACACACATCAAAGAACTAAATAGTGAGACATCAGACACACGTGTAACTGTTGAAATTTATGATAATAGTACAGTAACAGATTTTGATGAGGAACTACAAAAGAAATATAATGAACTATTATTAAAGCATGAAGTTTTAAAAAGAAACTATATGGACTTATGTAAGACAATATTTAAAGAAGGAGTTTAATTATGGATAACAAGTATGAGAAATATACACCAGAGCAGTTAGAAAAAGCACAGGATGAAATACGTAGGAGACTTGAATATATTGACAAAAGACTTGTAGACGAGGAAGATACACTTGATCAAGAGGAGATTGATAATCTTCAAGATGAGATTGAAAGACTTGAATGTGAACTTGAGGAAATAGAGGATCTGATTTAAGAACAATAATTTTTATAGTAAGAGCTATGAGTCAAAAGACTTATAGCTCTTATTATTTTATGTAGATACATTATGCAAACATATGTTCAGAGCAGATAAAAGGGAGAAAAATCCTACTATCATATTTCACTAAATGATAAGCATAGAGGAAAATGATTGATACAGTATAGCATAGCACTATTGGTGAATTTGGATAAGCAAGTATATGTTTAAAGCACTTCCATTATTTCACTGTAGCTATAGGCTACATATGATAACAATTCAAAAAACTTAGTATATCATTTTGTAATTTTTGAGATTGCCTATTTTACAACATTTGCCCGATTAAAATAGTAATTCAATATACTCAATATGTGTTTAGGTGGTGATCAATATATGAATAAAAAGAACAAATTGAAAATAAGGGATAACAGAAATAAAAGAGCTGGTCAACTTGCAGTAACTCCTTGTCCTTCATCAAGAACACCTAAAAAGTCATTATTAATGGATGATAAGAATATTGATATGAATAGTGTTAACAAGATGAGAGGGCATAAGAGCTATTCAGAAAAGGCAAAGATGCAAGGGTTATATATTGCTGTCACTGCTGGTATTAGGAAGTTTAGACAAGAGAATAGGGATAGCACATTTGCTGATTTATATAATTATCTCCAAGATAATTTTCCTACAGTCTTTGAGGGTATGAGTTCACACCCTTCTAATGTGAGTAAGATCATAGGTGCAGACCCCCAGTGGAGTCAGGCATATTTCTGTAACTTAAGTTTAATTGAGTTAGCAGAACAAAGAATGAGTGAAGTCTTAAATGATGAGAATATAGATAATAATACTAAGATAGCTGCATATGACAAAGTATGGAAAGTTGAGATTGCAAAACGTCAATTAGATAAAGATACAGATAAAAATGTTGATGATAACAATAAAGTAGAAATAGTGTTCACAATGAATGATGAGGGGTGATCTATATGAAAGAGATTAACCTCTCAAATTTTGTATTGAAGCACTTCAGGAAAATATTTTATGCAATACTAAATAATAAATATTTTCGTATTGTTATAAAGGGTGGACGTAGTAGTGGTAAGAGCTTCTTCATTGCTATGTCAATAATTGTATATGTATGCACTAAGAAGCGTTCTTGTGTATGTATTTTATCAGATAAAGTAAATGTATCTAAACGTCTTGATAATGTGTTTATCAAGGCAATGCATTTATTAGGACTATGGGATAATTTTAGATATATAAGTACAAAACACGAGTTCATTCTATTAAACAAAGATGACACTGATAGTGAAGTATCTATTGTTTGTACAGGTACAGATGATGCAGATAAACTAAAGGGCTTACAACCTAAGCGTGGAAGTTGGGGAATCCTTTGGATTGAAGAGGCTACTGGTTTTAATAATATAAAGCAAATAAAGAATATAGAGTCAACAGTTGGTAGAGGTGATATAACAGGATTTACCAGCATTATTAGTTATAACCCTAGACAGTCAACTTCTCATTTCCTCAATGTAGAGTTTGAGAATGTCAAAGATGGTGATGAATTAATATCATATGAGAATGATGAAGAAACATTAACAAGTACTAAAGAGATATTAACTGAAGTAGATGATAACATTAAGTTAGTACAATGTGTTTTCCATTGTACTTATAAAGAACTAATTAGGCAAGGATACATTGGGTTAATATCCCCTACTGACTTGGTTGATATACGTTATGGTGAGGAACATAACACTGAATACTGGCGATGGTATTATTTAGGACTTGCTTGTGGTTCTGATTCATTAAACGTATTTAGAAATATTACACATTGGAAGTATGATATTAAATTATTAGAGAACAAGGTGGATAGAGCTGTAGACTTTAGTAATGGTGGTAGTGATCCATATCATTATGGTGCTTGGTACTATGATCATTTGCATAATGATTTATATTGTTTAAGCGAGTTAAGACTTGGTGGATCAGCAGGTATGGAGGAGCTAGCAGTAGGTATAAAGAGAAAGATGCAAGGTAATTTCTTCCTTTATACAGATAGTGCAGTACCTGAATTTACAAGACAGCTTAATAATGCTGGTATAAGGGCAGTAGGTGCAAAGAAGGGCAAGGATAGTAGATATGCTGGCATTATGTGGTTAAAGAGTCTTAATCATATCTACATTGATGAGAGTATTGCTCCTCATACTTGGAGAGAATTTAGCACTTATGAATACAAAATAGATAAGAAAACTGAAGAGGTACTTCCAGAGATACCAGATGGAAAAGACCATAGCATTGACTGTTGCAGATATGCAGAGTGTATGAACATAAGAGATACAAGATATGTCAGGGGTAAAGTAATGACAGACATTTAATTAAGGAGGTTTAATTATGTTAGATATGAAAAGAATTGTACAACTTATTAATAGCTTAGGATATAAGGCATATACATTTGATTATAGTATATATAACTCTTATATTTTAGGCTGTTATGAATGGTATAGAGGCAGAGTACCATCATATCATACAGTCAAAAGATACAATGGTGCAAACAATGTAAGCATTGAAAAAGCAAGACTTCATATGGGTAAGCGTGTGAGTGAGGATATTGCCTCATTAACTTGCAATGAAAATATGATTATTAATGTTGAGGACGAACCAGAAAAAGAGTTCTTACTTGGTCATGATGAAATGACAGGTATTCTTGGACAGAATGACTTTTGGCATAGTATTAATAAGACAATGGAGCTTATGGCAGGTTTAGGTACTTCTGCTATGGAAGTTATAGCTGAGAACCTGTTACAGGTGGAGGATAGGCTTGTAGTAGGACCCAATAGTAAAATTAAGATGGCTCGTTATGATGCTCTCCATATACTTCCCTTAAGTTGGGATAACAATGGTAAGATACTTGAGGTTGCATTCCTTGACGAGTATAGAATCAAGGATGAAAAATTCTTGGAATTAAGATTACATGTTAAAGATGAAAATGGGCATTATGTGATTGTAAATAGGAAATGTAAAATTAATGATTTAAACACTAGTAATATAAATAACTTCATTTATTTAGATAATAGTACAGTTGTAAAGGAATTTAATACAGGTAGTGATATACCTTGGTTCACTTGTTTTAAAATGCCTCAGCTTAATAGTTATGATATTAACTCTCCTATGGGTGCTTCTGCTTATGGTGATGCTATTGATGAACTTAAAGCAATTGATGATGCATTTAATACTCTCTGTGGTGAGTTCAGGTTTAGCATGAAAAAAATATATTATAGCAAAAACCTTTTAGAGAGAGACAAGCAGGGTAATGTAATTGTACCTGATGATGAGTATAGTAGACAATTATACTACTATATGGGTGATGGTACACCTGCAGGTGATGAAGGTGGAAAACCTATAGATGAGTTCAATCCAACAATAAGATCTAAGGAAATATCAGAGGGTATAGAGTTGGTGCTTGATATATTGTCCTTTAAATGTGGACTTGGTCATGGATATTATAAGTTCAGCATTGGTGGTGGTGTTAGAAAGACTGCTACTGAGGTCATTAGTGAAAATAGTGATCTCTATAGGAATGTATGTAAGATACAGTTAGGTATTGAAAAAGGCATATATGAAATTGTTCAAGCATTACTATATGTAAGTAACTACTTATTTGGAACATCTTATAATTTGAATTGCAAGATGTCTATAAACTTTGATGCAAGTTTAATTGAGGATAAGACAGCAGAAAGAGAGCGTGCATTAAAAGAGGTTGACTTGGGTCTTCTAACACCTGATGAATATCGTGCAATGTACTATCCTGAACTTGGTAATTTACCAGTAGTTAGCACTAAAGAAACAAATTAAAGGCATTATTTGCTACATATAATTGAATAGTATAAAGATAAAAAATGGAGATATAAGTATTTTTATATCTCCATTGATTATTAAAAATTGACGTGTGTGTGGTCATTTAAACATACATAATCTACAGACAGAAAAGTCATTTAAAACTTTAGATTGGAGGTAAAGACAATGACGGATTGGAAAAAGATTTTACGTGAGGCACTAAAGGAATCTGAAGGAGCTTATGACAAAGCAATAGGGGCACTTGATAGTGCTGGTATCAAACTTCAGGATGTAGGAACAGGTGATTATGTTTCAAGTCAGAAATATAATGATGATGTTACAAAGTTACAGAATGAAGTTAAGCAGTTAAAAGAAGCTCCTAACCCGTTAGTTGATGAGATAGCCAAGTTGAAAGAAACACATACATCTGAGTTGGCTGCAGAAAAAGCAAAGGTACAAGGTATTATTAAGTCACATGCAATTTCAGAAAAAATCAATGGTTTGGGTGTAACTAATGAACTGGAAGTTCTTGGTATGAAATCATTGATAAAAGCAGATGATATTCAGATGGATGATGACTATAACATAACTGGTGGGTTAGATGAACAGATTGAAAATCTGAAGTCTACATATGGTAGTTCTTTTGGAGCTCCTAAGGTTGTTTCAACTGGTCAGTCATTGCAAACAAGTCAGACTAACGGTGGTAGTGTTAAGCAGTATGGTAGTTTAGCTGAAATCAAGGCACTATCACAAGAACAGGTAAATGCTGACTTACCAAACATACTAAGTCAGTTAGGTAACTTAAAGTAAAAGATTTATAATAGGAGGAAAAAATTATGAGCGTAGCTTCATTTATACCCACTGTCTGGAGTGCACAGGTACTTCAAAGCTTACAAAAGAGACTTGTAGGTGAGAACTTCGTTAACCATAACTATGAGGGTGAGATCCTTCAAGGTGGTGGTGGTTCTGTAAAGATTAACCGCATTGGTGATGTAACACTTAGATCCTATGATGGTTCAGATATCACTTATGAGGATATGGACACAGAAGCAACTACTCTCAACATTGACAATATTAAATATTGTGCAGTTGAGATGGACGATGTTGACAAGGTTCAGTCAAAAGATGCAGGTGCTCTTATGGGTGCTTACACTGAAAGAATGGCATATAAGATTGCTGACTTCCTTGATACTGCTACCTTTACGGAGATTGCAGGTGCTGCTACTGGTAACAATGTTTATGGGTCTGATGCTTCACCTATTTCTGTAACAGATGGTGCTTCTGCTAAGGCGGTAGTTCTTAAACTTAAAGCACTTATGGATAAGGCTAATGTACCTAAGGATGGACGTAAGCTGGCTGCAAGTTCTGACTTTACTGGCTATCTGCTTGCTGATCCTTACATCAATATTGCTGCTCCTACTTCTGAAGATAGTTTAGTAGCAGGTTATATTGGAAATCTCTACGGTTTTAAGATTTATGAGACCAATAACATTCCTCAGACTACTGGGTCTAAGGATCAGGTTGTTGCTTCTCATCCTCTGTTTACAACTGAGGCAAATCAGTTACAGAACTTTGAGGCACTTCGTTCTGAGAAATCCTTCAAGGATTTAGTAAGAGCACTGCTTGTATCTGGTACTAAGACCATTATGCCTGAAGGCGTTGTTAAGGCTATTGTGGCTTTTCAGTAAGCCCTGGACCGGGACCTGGACCTGGTCCAGGTCCTGAGCCTGGGGCGACTATAAGCGTTGCACCAGAAAACCCTAACACTACACTATTTGGCAAGCCAGTAAACGCAATGCAGAGAAATATGTCATCTGGAATATCTGGTGGAGCTCCTTTCATTGATGGTAATCTTTACTTCATTGAAGGTGGACTTGCACAGTCTGGGCCTCTTGCAGGTGATGGATATTTCTTAGCAGTTAAGTTCAATTGTGATAGCTGGTCTAACTATGATGATGTCAGAGTTGGTTTAGAACCTTCAGCAGGTACAGGTCTTGTTTCTATCATTAATGATCCTGATAAGAATGGTGTATTTAAGGTTCAAGACTCCTCTGGTGAGTTATATCCTCAGAAGTTAGTGATTGAAACTACAATAGGTGAAGAAGTTAACACCATTGAATGTAGCACAACACTAAGGTTTAATGATGAGGCTGCTCCTGTAGCAATACCTGATTCATTAAATTTCAGAACTGTCAGTGATAATGGTGTAACAACTGTAGAAGTTGATACAGATGTATATGAACCATCACCTAATACTGATATTGAAAACCTTAAGGTAGACTTTTGGTACAACGATGCTGAAAGTTATGTCAGTCTGATATTAGAAAAAGAGGCTGGTTCTAATCATATTTGGTCAGCTACACTTGGATCAACACTTGATGATATTAGTGATGCCACTAATATAAGTCCAGTTGATATTACAAATGTGGACAGTAATGGTGACATTAAATATATTGATGGTGTTGGATATAAGTGGGAAGTAGACCTAGATGAGATAACAGTTGCAGATATCAAAAATGGTATTGAGACAGTTGAATCAGGCTCCTATGAAGAAATTGAACAGCCACCACAGATACCAGCTTCATTTACAATAACAGCAGGTAAAAATGATGGTACTCAGTTCATTAAGGTAGAAGCTGATGATGATAAGATTCAGGACATCAATAAATTAGGTATTGAGTTTGAGTTTGAAACAGGCTCAGGTGCTTATACCTATGATGTATTAGGTCTTCAAGATGGTCAGACATCTGGTGAGTGGGTAGTAGGTGCTCCTGCTATGATATTTAATAGTGTAACAGGCACTGATAAAGTAAGACGAATAGTATTAAGAAACTTCTACTATGATGATGATGAAGGCGAAGATAAGATTTATAATCAGTATGAGTGGAGTGTAGAGTCAGATACTTTAACAGTTGCAGACTTGCAAGAAGCTACAGTTGCTGATCAGTATAGTGGAACTCTTGAGTATCACGAGCCAGCATTACCAAGTAAATTTGGAATCAAGGCATTTAAGTATACTGATGAAGATATTCAAGATGACTACTTGAAAATAGAAGCATTTGCACCTAGTACAGGTATTCAACCTTCTCTTGCAAATCTTACAATTAGTCCGTGTAACATACTTGTAAGTAACTCTGAGCAGAATGATAGTGCTACAATACTATTAAATCTATTCCCTGCAGATGATAGATTAAGTGGCATTTATGGTGCAGATAATCTTGTTGATTATTTATCCTATGATGTTGATAGCATTACCATTACAGATAACAATACAGGATACACTTGGACAAACACCTTGTCAGGTGTAACAGTACAAGACCTGTTGGTAGCAGAGCAGAGTGCAGTTGAGTGTGATGTATATGCAGAAGCTCCTGCAGACAACGGTGATTAATTAAACAAACAGACACACATAAGAGGACACCTATAAATTAGGTGTCCTCTATATTTAAAGGAGTAACAACTATGCAGAGTGTAGTACAAACAATTGTAGATGCAAGTAATATGATTCAAAACCAGCATAATACTATATCTGTACTTAATACACAGGTAGAAGCTGATAATGATGACTTTGGGGATATCTACAGAGCAATTATAGATAAAGGACAAAGCCCTACACAATCTGATAGAGATACTTATGCTCCTGCTATAAGGGCAATTCAAACTCCTCATTTACAAAATAAAACAGTAACACCAACAACAAGTCAGCAGACAATTACTCCTGATTCTCCTACATATAATGGTTTAGGTAATGTAACAGTTGAGGCTGTTACAAGTGCAATAGATTCTAACATTGTACCTGGGAATATTAAAAAGGACATAAATATTTTAGGCATAGTGGGAACACTTGAGTCAGGTGGAGGAGTTGTAAACTTACAAAATAAGACAATAGCTCCATCAACTAGTCAACAGCAGGTTCAAGCTGATCAAGGCTATGATGGTTTAGATACAGTAACAGTTGAAGCAGTTACTAATGCAATTGATCAAAATATAATAGCTCAGAATATAAAGAATGGCGTGACAATTTTAGGAATACAAGGTATGTATTCAGGTGATACAGATATATCTACCTGTATTAAAGAAGTGGAAATTGATGGTTTAGATTTATATAGCAGTGTTGTTAATCTTTCAAAACCGGGTGGTTCAAACTTGCAGAACCAGAACTGGGGTGGAGTAATTAATAATGTAATACACATCATTAGTAATAATAGTCATTATACTTATGATCCATTAACAGATACATTTACATTAATAGATACTGATAATAAGTATGAATATCGTGTAAATGGTGATGGAATAGGCGGATGTGTAATAGGTGATAAGCTTGTATGGGTTAATGATGGACCCTTTAAAGTTAGTTACTGGAGTGCTGCAGATGGTTTGGTAGAGGATGTTTCATTTAGGTGTCCTGATGCTACATATGCAAGAGGCATATGTACTGATGGGACTTACTTATATGTAACAGGTGCAAACTCAGGTAAATTATATAAGATTGACATTGCTAATAAAACATTTACAGATGTGGCTACTAATATAAGTGGACAATATAGTTTAGCTTACTTAGATGGTTATGTATATGGTCATAAGGCTACAAATAGTGATAACAAGATATATAAGATAAATGTATCAACTGGAGTAGAGAGTGAGGTCACTGCTGTTACAGGATTTAAGAGTGACACTATTCCTATAACAATAGATGATTACATTTATTACTTTGGTGGAAATGCACAGACATATGATGCATATATATGGAAATTTGATGGAACCACATTATCAACAATAAGTACAAATGCTTATGCAAGTTATGGTCGTGGATACTTTGTACACAATAACATTTTATATAGCATAGGTGTAAATAGAACAAACTCATTTGTTAAGTTAGGTCAGTTATTGAATGGTACATACAATTATGTAACAGCTCCTTTAGGTTCTACAATGTATGTATATAGTGGAACATCTCCTGTAGTTGAAACTACAAATTATTGTAAAGTCTACAAGTTACCTAAGTCAGAAAACTTCATAATTGTTAAAGATGAAAAAGTACTTACATACAATGTAGTTAATAACTATGTCTATGTTAAGAGTGGTATGACTATTAATAATAACTTGATTTCAAGTGATCAACTCTATGATGTTTCTAATTTAGACCAAGTATATATAAAGAATACATGATAGGAGGTAAGAACTATGTCATTAGTAGTAGGTGTAAATGCATATTGTGATATAGCTGAAGCTGATAGTTTAATAACTAGCAGATTTATGAGTAATAATCCTATTAGAAAATATTGGAGTAACTTATCTAATGATGATAAGTCAACTTTAATAGTTGGTAATACAGCTATGTATGATAATGATGGAATGTTATACAAGGGATTTAAACAGAATAAAGATCAAACCCTGCAATTTCCTAGAATTGATAAATATGGTGATGTATTAGAGTGTCCAGATAATATAAAAATAGGCATTATATTACAAGGGTTGAGAGAATGTATGTTGAGTGAGACTACTGAGGGTGAAATGATGAGCAATGGTATTAAATCATTTCAGGATGGTACTGGAGCAAAGATTGAATTTGATAGCTCATCAAGTGTTTACAGGTCAAACACTAAGAATAGTTTAGGACTATATAACAATATATGGAAACAGTACTTTTCAGAATATAGTGATGCTATTTAAGGAGGTGTGACCTGTGGGAGAACAAGGTAGAGGCAATGCAGATTATATAGCTGAAGTCATTGAGACAAAGCTTGATCAACTTATAGAGTCAGTAAAAGAGATTAAAGATCAGATGCATGACAATAGTGTTGATATATCAAACTTAAAGTTAGAGATTAATAGCTTACAAAATAAGAATGAACAACAGCAGAAAGAAATAGATAAGCTATATGAAAAGAATGATAAGAACAAGGGATATATTATGGGAGTCGCTATAGCTGTTGTTACTACAATAGTAATAGGAATTATAAAGCTTGTTGCTGGTGTGATATGACAATTTAACAAACATCAATAAGCTGATTATAAAAATTGTAACTAAAGTAAATAGAAGGGAGGAGTACATATGTTGATGTCAAACAAGACCTATGATGTATTGAAGTGGATAGCACAGATTCTTTTACCTGCAATAGGTACTCTCTATTTTGCATTAGCAAGTATTTGGGGTTTTCCATATGCTGAGCAGATTGTAGGTACTATTACAGCAATTGATTGCTTTTTAGGAGCTCTATTAGGTATATCTACTAAACAATACAATAAAGACAAAGAGGACTTCTAGGTTTAGGTGTACAAGGGTATAATCCCTTTTACATATATAGTTCTTCTTTACTATCCTCCAAGTTGCAGTGTGCTCATTTTCAATAGATTGTGGGTGCACTGCATTATGGGTGATATAGACCAGAATATAGGCATTACTTGCATAATACACAGATAAAAAATCACACTATAGATAAAATACAATAGCATTAATTGGAGATATAAGAATGTTTGATAACATTTATAGAGATGAACTTCATTACAAAGAATACAATGGGTTGACTAATAGTGGTCAACCTTCTTATAAATCTGAACAGATAATAAAAGGATTAAGACTTAAAGGAAACATTAAAGTAGTAACAAGTAAGGACGGGGATAGTACATCCTGTACAATAGCATATAAAACTCCTGAAAAACTGATACCTCTTTCTATGTTGGAGGGAAGGACAATTATGGAGTGTGTAAAGGTACAAGGACTTGGACATGATTGTGGATTTGTGTCCTATGTGAAGTAAGGTGATAGCTGATGGCAGATGAGATATTTTATGTAGATATATTAGATACAAGTGGAAAAGCATTTTATTACAATATGGTATCTGCTGTCAATGAAGCTGTACTTAGTAGTATTAAAAGTAATCTTGATGAGAGATTGATAACTCCTAGGGCTTGGCAATATATACAGAATGTCAGAATGGGTCAGTTTGTACACAAAGACGGACCCGGAGAGTTTGGTGTGATGGCTAAGTACAGTGGAGAGGGAAACATAGAGTATATGATGGCAGAACAGATGAGGGGTATATGTGCTACTGTAAAGGCTAACTTGGCTGAGGAAATACTACAGAAGGCAGTTGAGTATTGTCCTGTAAATACTGGTTTACTTATTAATAGTTTTAGAGTAGAAGACCTTGGTGATGGTAATTGTCGTATATATAATGATTGTCCTTATGCTTGGTATGTTGAGGAGTTCACTTGGAAAAAACATGACTATCCTAAGAGGGCTAAGTTCTTAACAACTGCAGTATATGAAGTGGGCAAGAAGTATAATTTATGGGCTTAAGTGCTTGGAGGATAAACAACTATGAGTGTAACAGTTAACACAGATGAAGATAAAACATTATATGGGTTTATAAAAGAACAAATACCAGCTGTTGAAGGCTATGGTACAACAGGTCAGGAAATAGTTGATTATGTACCTAACCATGATATTTTCTATCAAAGCATAAGAGATGATCATGAAGGTGATATAGGTATATTTATTATTACAGGTGGAGAAAACACACAGCTTCAATATGGTGAAATATATGACAGTGAAGTACAAATTGTAGTCAATAGTGTAGATGGTGATCTGGCTGGTGTTTTAGATATGTTGAAGCAGACACTAAAAAATATAAGGAAAAACAAAAAGAATGAATACATATATGTGATGGATTGTAGACTTATTAATTTAGCACCAGTAGGCAAGAATAGTAATGGTTTACAGTGGAGTGTGATGAACATTCTTTGTAAATATACGTCACTTATAAAGGAATAAGGCAAGGAGGTTAAAAATATGACTTTGACAGATGCACTTGCTTCATTAGCAGGTAATTTGAATCTCAATGTAAGCCTTGTTGATAGTGATGATACCGAGATGATTAGGTTTAATGCTGCAGGGTATCAGAACATTGAGAGTGATTTGTTTAACAGAATTGTGGATAGTATAACTATAAACAGTTCAAGTATTATCACGATTAAACTTGCTTCGGCAGTTTAAAATTTAGGAAAGGAGATAACGACTATGGCACTTCCAACACCTGATGTAGCTAGTATTGTCCAAGGTGGACAGAACAGAGTAAAGATCTTCAGTAAAGAGGTTCAGGCTGACCCGGGTTCTACAGCTGTTGCATTTGAAGCTACTGACCTTGTAACCTATCTGTCTGATGTAGGCGAGGCTGGGGCTAGTAGAGATGTACAGACTATTAGTTTGTTCCATCTTAAACAGGATGCTAAGTTACCCGGTAACTCAAGCATTAAAGACCTTCAAATTACTGAAGCACTTACAACAGCACAGATTGCTATTCGTAAGGCACAGTATGAAGATGGTGATCTTCTTGTCTTTGGTTTCTTCGATGACAGTAATGCACTTCTTTACGGATGTATTGGTTACATTACTGATTGGGGTATGACAATGAGCAATGGTGATGTTTGTACATTGACTTATACTCTGTCATTATCTCGTGATGACATAACCTGTACAATGCCGAGTACCTGAGATTGAGCAATGAAATAAACTGGGGATATACACGATATTGGTTGTATATCCCCTTGGATAAGGTAGAAAACAATGTTGGAGATCATTGATGAATGTACAAGAATAGCAAAAATTAATGATAACACAACAGTAATAATAATTGAAAACAGTGAGACTAATGAAGTGAGACTTTATGAAGGTATTGTAGTTTATAAAAAAGAAAATAAACTTCATAACCTTGGAATAATAGCAGATAAGAAAAACAATAGAATAGCGGATAGTTTTGATGATGCACTTAGGTGTATAAAAGAAAATAATCTTTTGGAGGATAAGGACTATGGTTAGGAGTAAATTATCAACTAAGTTTTCATTACATCAATGGCAGTTATATGAGAAAGCCTTTAAAGAAAAATATAAGGCAGAAGAGGGAAAACCATTTAAAGGTAATGTAGCACAATATGTAACATTAGGAGTCATTCAAAGAAAGAAGTTACCTGATGTTGAAGATGTTATAAACCTTATAAAATTAGGAAATGTTAGCTGTGGTGATGATGGAGCAGAAGCAATATTAGATGGCTGGCTAAATGATGATAATAACAGAGATAGAGGTTTAGCTGGTGCTTTCTGTGATATATGTAAAGACTTCTGTTTTGATATACCAATTCATCCTCAGATAAAAGAACAAATATATAATTTAGAGGATACAATCAATAAGATGCAAGAAGCAGTAGGTCAGTTTAATAAGTTACTTGAACAGATCAATACACTTTCAGCTAAAGTTGAAGATGTAAAAAATAAAACAGTGGAGACAGTTAAAGAAAGTGAAGTACTTGAGGTAGATAAAGAGAATACCCAAGAGAATAAGTAAGAATACACTGAAGGCTGGGGTATTTAAAATACTTCAGCCTTTAATTTTAGGAGAGATAGCAATGAGAATATGTAATGAGTTCATTATTAAAGAACTTTTTGACTATATGATTAATAATGATGTTGACATATTAGAGGAATTAGGATCCTGTAATTTATTTATTATGGTTGATTTAATTAAGATTGGAAACAAGTGTAGTGATGAAGAAGCAGAAACTACTTTAAATAAATACATAGATCAATATGGTTTAGAAGCTGTTGTCGAAGAATTAGCATATGAAGTAATTGGTCATAAACCTGATGAGAATGATGAAGTAAAGGATAGTAAAGAGTACACATCATTTTCTGATGTTTTAGAAACTTTCTATAATGATATTCAATCTGTGGATACTAACTTAACTATCAGTGAATTTATGGGTATGTCAACTAGATATATGTTT